GCAGTACCTGTAGTGATGTCAGTGTTCTCTGTCAAATCACCTGCACTAATTGCTGGGTAAATTGGAACAGTTGATACAAGACCTGGGGTACCAGTCATGTCGTAATTACGTACAAGCGGACGGATTACAGTTTGCTCAGAAAGTGTAAACAATGCCGATTGGACGATATTTGTGTATAACTCCGAAGATACACTTGAAGTTACACTGTTAGTAGTAATTGCCATGTTCGTCTCCTTTTATAGCATATTAATTAAACACGAATTCCTTTTGCTCTCATTATGTCTCTATAACGAGCACGATGTTCAGGATTATCCATGTTAAGTTTGCTCACATCGTCATCTACCAAGTTGTTGTTCTTACCTACACCATTGCTTGTGCCACTGCCAGTAGGCCCTGCACTTACAAAGTGTGGGTTAGCGCCAAGGAATTCTCTAACCAGTTGTGATACAGCAATAGCGTTACCGTTATCATCGTATCTTACCTGTCCATTTGCGTCGACTACGTCAACTGTGCCTGCTTCATTTAATTTAAGTTGGCCTTTAAGTAACTGCACCACTTGCTGTGGATTAATTGCTCTTTGACCACTTGCTTCATTTAGCAAAGCACCATCAACTTTAATAGAAGTAAGTTCAGTTTCATACTGTTGAATTTTGCTGTTGAATTTCTCCGCCTGCTCCTTCAACACTTTCTCAAACTCACCACGCTTTTCAAGATCTTGTTGGCGTGCTGTTTCTTTTTCTTCTACTAACTTGTTGTAGAGATCAACATCTACGTTTGAATATTTTTTTTCAAACTTTTGTTTTTCTCTTGCTACCCTTTCAGCAACGATGCGATTAACATCATCCTGTGAAAGTAAATTTTCATCCTTAGCAACACTTGTTGCTTCCTGTTGTTCACCTTGTGGTTGAGAAACAGTGTTCTCAGTTTCGTTTACCGCTGTGTTTTCCGCGTCCATAATGTCCTCTTTCTAATTGGTTGAGTTCTACCCCTACCCTCTTTGGTAGTATGTGTTTATTTAGCGTATATGCCCATTTATACACTATTTGCGACGTCTTCCGCCTCTATTCATCTTTTTTTCTTTTTTCTTTTTGCCACCACGTGACATTTTTCTTCCACCTCTCATTGCCATGATTGTGTCTCCTATTTTTTTAAGTTTAAATTTGCGTTTCATTGGACCCTGTCCAATCAACGCACTTATTCCTGCACTAGTCGTGATCGCCATCTTCTACGCCTTCCCAACTTGGATGCATTTCTGCTGGTTTTTTATTCTTATAACCTTGCAGTATTTCTTTTCTTCTTTTTTTCAACAAAGGATAAAGGTCTAGTAGATTGTGTCTCGCACGCATACCTGCCGCCTTGAAACCTTTGATTTCATACTTGTGTATGTTCTCGTTATACGCCTTGAGAATTTCTCTAATCTCTTGCTCTGTTGGCGTTTCACTTATCCAATCCCTCTCTGGAATATACTTGCCCATTACTCACCTCTATTGAATAATTCAGCAATTTCAGGATGAAGTTGTTTAATCTGCTCATCCGTAAATCCTTGTTCAATCATCTCCCTCATATGTTTTACAAGATCATCCGGACTTGTCACTGCATCGTGTGTTATAGTATCTCTACCCTCGCTCAAGGGCATACTCATCGTTGTTTGGTTTTCAACTTTCCATTTTTCATACCATTCTTTTACATCTTCATATGTACTCTCGGTAACCGTTTCCAAAATCATTTTATCTAATTTGTCAATTGTCATTGGATCCGTTGGATTAGTTTCTTTTGCCATTTTTAGAATAGCAATATCGTTTGATTTATCTGCTATTGAGAATGAACGTGGATACATGATTTCACCATCCCATACTTGACCTTGATACATTGCCCAAAGTCTCCACATCTGTTCTTCAGCGTGTTCTAAATTCATTGCAATATCTGCTAATTTGGCATTTAACATTTGAAATTCTGTTTGTAGACCTATGCCTGATAATCTGCGACTTTCAACGCTACGAATACCACCCAAACATGCCATTCTGTCAATAGCATCTACTTTCTTAGCGATGCTGGACAGCACACTTTCAATTGAACTGCTGTTTGGTTGTAATAGATAAGGTTTTAGATTACCATCAAGGTTTTGTGGCATTTGAATAATACTGCCTGCGCCGGCACTTGCTTCAGTGTCTGCTGTTTTGACAAGTGTTGGTGCATTTGACAATCTAGTGATTTGTTCAATTTCGCTGTACGCTTCATAGATCATCTTCTGCATATCAGCAATATCGCCTACAGCGGATATACCAATACCACGAATATTACTGCGTTGTGCATATACACATACTGCAGGTACACGTCCGAGTGCGTTGGGGATAGTTTCTGCAATGTCACCTGTTTTATTGTCGCCATCGATAACGTATACATTTATTTCTTCAGGTGTATACTCCCTAATGTACTGTTTGTTGTCTACAATCTCTTCTTTAACTTTTAGATATACTAATTCATACAATCCGTTTGTACGTCTTTTGTATTCCCAATCTAAAACATTTTCAGGTGTAAACAATGAAACATAAGGACGAATGTCTTGATTAAGTTCGTCTGCTCTTGTTCCAACTTGTACGTTGCTTTTATCTACAATCATCCAGCAAGTACCGTATACTTGTGCGTATGCACTTACATCACGCATAAACGCTTTGAAACTTCTGCCGTCTAGGTCTGCATCTGCAAGAAAACTATCTAATCCGGGATCGTTTTCAATGCTACCATATCTTCTTTTTGCATCTTTTCTAAATAGAAAACTTTGGTAAATGCCAACCACGCTTTTTACATGGTTATCAAGTGCAACCTGACGAATACGTTTTTCATAATCGTCTCTGCTTTCATAATAGTAGGGTTCAAGGTATTTGCCTAAGAAGTAGTCGTAACCACCTTGGTAGGAATCACCTAAGAATAAAAATCTGTTTAAGTAATGTCTGTATGCTTCGTGAGACTCTGTAATGTAATCTACAAAGTAACGCGAATCACCTTTTATTAATCTATCTCTAATAGCGGGCATCTAGTTCCATCTCCTTGTGTTCGGTTTGCCAGTAAATGCCCAACGTTGTGGTGTTGAACTTTGTACCTCTGTGCGTACAGGATAAAGGAAGTCTACCAAGTATCCTACGGCATCTGCCATATGGTCAAGTTCACCGTCTTTTTCAATTATAGACGTGCCTGGTTTATATACCATTTGTTCTAGACTTTTAGTTATCTGTTTACACTTTGCATCTACAAATAAAGAAGAAATACCTTTTGAATTCTTCAATTTACTGTTCACAGCGTTAACTCTGTCTCTTATTGGTGTGTGAACGTTTCTTACATTCACTTTGAATCCTGCATTTTGCAGAATTGAAATATCCGTTCTACCGCCGGCGCTTGTTTTTCTTTGGCGTCCTGCAGGATCCGGATACATTATGATGCGTGAATTTGGGTAACGTCTTTTAAGTTCATCACAAACTTCATCAGTGTTACTACCACGCATACAAATTTCATCTATCATATAAACTACATCATTTTCAATAACGCTTATGCAAACGCTCATAGGATCAACGTTAAAGTCAATGCCACAGTGTATTTCTCTAGTGTCAAGTTGTGGTATGTTTTGTATGCTTTTGTCTCTATCAAAATTATAATATACCTGTCCACTAAATGTTAAAAAATTGGCACAATATTCTTGTAAAAACGTTCTTTCATCCATGTCACGTTTTGCTTGTTCAATTTCTTCTTCTGGCACATTGCCACCTTCAATTGTAGTGTAGGTGTGTGCCGCCCAACCTTCATTTTCTTTTGCTTGAACAAACATTTCGTGACTAAAACTGCCCACTCCCCTGGGTGTTCCAATAAACATTGCTCTGCCTTGTTTGTCAGACAGAGTTGGCCTCAAAATTTGGTACCATACTTTTGGATCCATGTCTTGGTATTCGTCGCAAACCACATAGTCCAAACCTACGCCGAGTAACCCCTCTGGGTTGTCTGCGCCTTTAAGATAGATAACACTACCGTTCTTAAGACGTAATTTCAATTCGGCCTCGTTTGTTTGCTCAATCCAACGTAATTCTTTCAACTTGCCTTTAATCTGATCCCAAATAATATTTTTTGCCATACGATATGTTGGCGCTACGTAATATACAATCTTATCGGGTTCACTTGCCGCACGTGCAAGTTCTCTTAATGCCACGTGTGTTTTACCAAAACGTCTACCACAGCAAGATACAACAAAGCGATTTTCCAATGCACTTTGACAAATTTCTTTTTGCGGATTACTTAATGGCATTATTTGTCCTCCAACAGTATGTCAAAACTGCCTGAAACACCTGTGGTAGCACCCTCAACCTTTGCTTGCAATTGAATGTCTGCTTTGCCATGAAAAACAACAGGCACTT